GCGCGGTTGTATTATTGATATCTGCTATGGTTGCAGGTTTGATTGCTTGGATAGCATGGTTAAAAGGAATGTTTGATTAAACAGATAAGGAGGGTGTTATGTTTCAGGCTCTTATTGGACCTATCGCATCGTTGGCAGGCTCATTTGTTGAGGGGCAAGTTTCCAAGCAAAAGGCGAAGGCAACTCTTGCACAGACTGAGGCAGAGGCAAAAGCTGAAATAATGAAAACGGCAGCTACCCACGACAGTAAGTGGGAGTTGATCATGGCTGAGTCTACAAAATCGTCCATCAAGGATGAAATAGTCACGGTGATTATACTAATCCCCCTAATTTTAGTTTTCATTCCTGGGATGGAGCAGATTGTTAAAAACGGTTTTGACCGTTTGAACGAGCTACCAGAATGGTACACATACCTAGTTTTCCTTACAATATCTGCGGCACTAGGAATCAAAGGTGTGGACAAGTTTAGGAAAAAGTAATGGACGTTATTGCCTTAACAGAGCATTTATTAAAGAACATACGTCAGCAAAAAGAAGATTATACGACAATGCTGGCGAATGGTGCGGTAGAAGATATGGAAAACTACCGATTTGTAGTAGGTCAAATACGCGGACTGACTTACTGTGAAGAAGAAATAAGAGCCGCGATGAAAGGTGTCATTGAAGATGGCTAAGAAACTATTCGTGCCTGAAAGGGTTGCGGCAAATATGAAGTCTGATACGCCACAGACTAAAATACCAAAGGCGATTGAAAAAGCTTTACCAGAGCAAGAAGAAAATAAGAACACAGAAAATCCAGAAAATATGGATATTTCTGCTTTTGAAAGATTGCCAAATCCTGTGGGATATAGGCTCTTGGTAATTCCATACTACCCTCCAGCCAAAACAAAAGGCGGCATTTATGTTCCAGATGCTACTCGTGATAGAGAGGCATTTGCAACAGTTGCAGCCTATGTCGTTAAGGTTGGCCCTGACGCATATAAAGACCAAGACAAGTTTCCTTCTGGCGCTTGGGCGCATGAGAAATCTTGGGTTCTTATGGGAAGATATGCTGGAAATAGGTTCAAAGTGGAAGGTCTTGAGGTTCGTCTTATAAATGACGATAATATTATCGCCACTATACTTGACCCAGCAGATATCTCGTATGTATAAAAAGGTGGAGGGACATTATGGAAAATGTAATGAATCAAGAGCAGCAAGTACAAGAAGAAGAAACTATCACTGTTGATGTGGAAGATTCTGAAGAAAAATTAAAAGCTAAAGAAGAACCCGAACAATTGCTCGAGTCTTCTGATGAGTCAGAATCTGATGGCGCTTCTGATGAAGAGCTTGAGAATTACAGTGGTAACGTACAAAAGCGTATAAATCAGTTAACCGCTAAACGTAAGCAGGCTATGGAAGAGGCTGAGGCCGCTTATCAGTATGCTCAACAAATTCAGCAACAAAATGAGCAAATGAAAGCTCGTTTACAGCAATTAGACCAAGGCTACACAAATGAATATGGGGCTCGTGTGGAGTCTCAAATGGACCAGGCTAAAAAGCTTATACGAGAAGCTCGTGACGTTGGCGACATAGACAAAGAGACAGAAGCTATGTCCCTGTTGCAGCGCTTGGCAATTGAGCAAGAAAGAGTGCGGGTACAGAAGCAAAGATCAGAACAGCAAGTTGATGTGCCGCAAGAAGCTCCAACACAACAACCCCAACAAAGACAAGCGATACCTCGTGAAGAAGATTTAGACCCCAAGCTGCGTTCTTGGATATCTAAAAATGAAAGTTGGTTCAACAAAGACGCTGTAATGACAGGTGGGGTCAAAGCAATTCATGAACAACTTGTTGGTGTTGAAGACTATGACCCGACAAGTGATGAGTATTATGCGGAAATTGATAAGCGTATGCGTAAAGAATTTCCTCACAAATTTCAGTCGCAACGGCAAAACGCCCAAGCAGTTGCGCCTGCGTCCTCTGGACGGTCCGTAAAATCAGGGCGGAAAAAGACGGTGGAATTAACACCAGGTCAGGTGGCTTTCGCCAAGAAGATGAATATTCCTCTTGAGCGGTATGCAAAAGAAGTCGCAAAATTAGACACAAGGAGTGCATAATGGTTGATCGCGCAAGCCGGGATTCGCAAACCCGTGAAAAAAAAGCGAGAGTAGAGACTTGGCGTCCACCATCAACACTTGAAGCTCCTGAAGCCCCTGTCGGTTACAAACACCGCTGGATTCGTGAGTCTGTCATGGAATATGACGACCGTAATAACGTCCATAAGCGCCGCCGTGAAGGTTGGGAGCTTGTACGGGCGGAAGATTACCCTGATTTCGATGCACCTGTCATTGACGAAGGAAAAAACGCTGGCGTAATCGGCGTAGGTGGTTTGGTTCTTGCTAGAATACCTGAAGAGATTGTGGAACAACGTGACGCGCATTACCGCAATGTCACAGAAAATCAAATGGATGCCGTAGATAGAGATTGGATGCGTGAGTCAAATGCGGCCATGCCCAAACTTGCTCCACAGCGTTCAAGTAAAGTAACTTTTGGCTCAAAGGGCCAAAGCTAACCTCATAAGGAGAGTTCAAGATGGCTAATAAAGATGCCTCTTTTGGTCTGCGTCCAGCGCGGATGATGAACGGCTCTGCTTTCATGAACCAACAAAACCGTTATCGTATTGCTTCTGGTGATAGCACAGCTATTTTCCAGGGTGATCTGGTGGAAGCCTTAACTGCTGGTGTTATAGCCCGCATGGCTGCTGGAGATGGTGGATTTGTTCTTGGCGTGTTCAATGGATGCCGTTACACAGACCCCACAACAGGGAAGGAAACCTTCTCAAACAGCTACCCTGGCTCAATTGCGGCTTCAGATATTGAGGCTTTCATAATTGATTCACCAGACGTAGTTTACGAAGTTCAAGCAGATGACACATTTCCTGTGGCTGACTTGTTTGGCAATTTCGACATCGTTGACCAATCACCTGTAGGTGATACAAGCTCAGGCATTTCTCGCGTGGAGCTTGATGTCACTACTGGCGCAACAACTGCAACACTGCCTCTGAAAGCGATTGATATTTCGCAAGACCCAGAGAACAATGATGTAGCAAGCGCAAATACAAATGTGATGGTCGTTATCAATAACCACTTGCTGTCCGCTGGCACAACTGGCTTGGCATAAGGAGAATAGATAATGGCTATTTCAAGAGCGCAACTAGTTAAAGAACTAGAGCCAGGCCTGAACGCCTTGTTCGGCATGGAATACGACCGCTACGATGCACAACATGCAGAAATCTACGACACTGAATCATCAGACCGTGCGTTTGAAGAAGAGGTAATGCTCGTAGGTTTTGGTAACGCCCAAACCAAAGCAGAGGGTGCAGGTGTATCTTTCGATAACGCTTCAGAAGCATTTACAGCTCGGTACAATCACGAAACGATTGCACTGGCATTTGCGTTAACTGAAGAGGCAATGGAAGATAACTTGTATGATCGCCTTGGTGCTCGTTACACTCGTGCATTAGCTCGTTCAATGTCACACACAAAGCAAGTTAAAGCTGCTGCCATTCTTAATAATGCGTTTGACAGTAACTTTGCTGGTGGTGATGGCAAAGAGTTGTGTGCTACCGACCACCCGCTTGCTGGTGGAGGTACGTTCCGCAATGAGTTGGCAACGGCTGCTGATCTTAATGAGACTTCTTTAGAGAACTCTCTCATTGATATCTCAACCTTTGTTGATGAGCGAAACATGATTATTGCGTTAAGAGGAACCAAGCTTATTGTCCCAACACAGCTTCAGTTTGTGGCGGATCGTTTGCTTGAGTCTACATTACGCACAGGCACAGCCGATAATGATGTAAACGCAATCAACAACATGGGCATGTTGCCAGAGGGTTATGTTGTTAACAATTTCTTAACAGACCCAGATGCCTTCTTTATCAAAACAGACACTCCAAATGGATTTAAACATTTTGAGCGTACTCCAATGTCTACGGGCATGGAAGCTGACTTTGATTCAGGCAACATGAGGTTTAAAGCCCGTGAGCGTTACAGCTTTGGCTTTTCAGACCCTCGTTGTGTATTTGGCTCCCCAGGAGCGTAATACGAATAATTGTTCTAAAAGGGCGGCTTTGCAGTCGCCCTTTTTTTGTGTATAGTTAAGCATCCCTGACAGTTGCATAATGCGACTGACACTAGCCACGACAGGAGATTACATTGGCTAATACTACTTTTAACGGCCCCGTACGTTCAGAAAACGGGTTTAAAAACGTCATAAAAAGCGCCACAACTGGTGGTCTTACTAGCGAAATGACACTTTCTGTTTACACCGCGACTGTAACAGTTGCTAACGGTGCCACAACAGGAAAAGAGTCATCTATTGGCATTCCATCTAACTTTATTCCTATGGGTGTTATGATTGCTGTAACTGGTGCGGCTTCTAATGCTGTTAACCTTGTTGATATTGGCACAGATGCTGATACAGATGGCTTTGTTGACGGCATTACTGCGGCAGTGAACTCAACTGGATTCAAGGGTTTCTTCCCTTGTAATGGTGTGCTTGGCATGTCTGGCGGCACAACTACTGCTGCTACAGCTACCGCAGATGAGGTTGAAGTTGTAGTTTCTGGTGATCCAGGCGCTGATACAACAATAGTGATGAAGTTCATAGGCATTTCTAGCTCATCAGACGCTTCGTAGGAGGCTATCATGGCTGGTCCAGTAAAAGCCTTTAATCATACGCAAGGAGCGTCTGCCGCAGTTGTAGGCCCTGCAAGGTCAAGAATACGTCAGATTGTGATATTTGCTGATGCAGCGGGTGCTTTCACCATAAAAGATGGAAGTGCTAGTGGAGAAGTTTTGATTACTCAAACTTTTCCCACGGGCCTTCATCATTTAAATATTCCTGATGATGGTATTATAGCTACTAACGGCGCGTTCGTTGCAGCGTTTACAGGTTCTAGTAATCAGTTGACAATATTCTTGTCATAAGGAGTTGGCTATGGCTCGTAAAGGAGACAAACAGCCACCTAAAACCAAAAAGTATTTCCGCTCCACTAAATCTGGAGCGGGAATGACTAAGGCTGGTGTTGCCCGTTATAGGCGAGAGAACCCTGGTTCTAAACTTAAAACCGCAGTGACTGGCAAAGTTAAAAAAGGTTCTGCAGCCGCTAAAAGGCGTAAGTCTTTTTGCGCTAGAAGCGCGGGTCAGATGAAGAAGTTTCCAAAAGCGGCTAAGAATCCTAACAGCCGTTTACGTCAAGCAAGGCGGAGGTGGAAGTGTTAAATATAAGCACATTAATAAGTGGCGCAAGCCTTGCCTTTATTGGCTGGATAGCTTTTTCTGTTGTTGAGTTAAAAACAGAAACCGCTGTTATTTCAGTAAAAGTTGACCAAAATCACAAACTGTTAGCTGAATTATGGGATTTTTACCTACAGGAGAGAGTAAATGCCGATATCGCGTGGACAACTCGCAAATCAAATCTCCAAGCCCCCGATGAAAGGTCGTAAAAAAATGAAAGGTAATCCTACTCCAAAAGGTTTAACTTACTTCCGAAAAGGCGGCGCGGCTTCAAAAAAATCAAAAGGAAGCAAGATTTGCCCTGAAGGCAAGGCTTGGGCAAAGCGCACTTTTGATACATACCCAAGCGCATACGCTAATTTGGCCGCCTCAAAATATTGTAAAGATCCAAACTATGCCAAAAAATCAAAAGGCGGAAAGAGAAAAGGAAAATGACCCTCACAAAGTCAAATAAGAAAAAGGTTCGTAAAGTTGTTAAAGGGCTAAACAAAGCATCTAAACTACATGCAAAACAAGCAAAAACTTTAAAACGAGTATTGGGTAAGAAAAAAAGAGCCTAAAATGGGTGAACTAAAAAAATGGTTAAAACAAGATTGGGTTAGGATTGGCACTGATGGAAGTATCAAGGGTAAATGCGGCACATCTAAAGACAAGAAAAACCCAGACCGCTGCTTACCAGCTTCAAAAGCTAGAAGCCTCTCAAAAGCTGAAAGAGCATCTACAGCAAAAAAGAAGAAGAGAGCGGGAGCAAAAGGCAAGACAGTGGTATCTAATACAAAGCAAGCCAAAGTCAGAAACCTTGAAAAGGGAGGACCAGTTAAGCGGCCCTTCAAAGGCAAGAAGGTGGCTGGCACGGCTGTTGCTAGGGGATGCGGTGCAATAATGCCTAACCGTAGAAAACGCACAAAAGGTGCAGTAACACAGTCATAAGGAGATAAAAATGGCTATGAAGAAAAAGGGCTACCGTGCTGGTGGTAAAGTTAGGAAAATGGCTAAAGGCGGTGCTGCTGGCGGCAAGAAAATGAGAAGGATGGCTAAAGGCGGTGCTGCTGGTGGTAAAAAGATACGGATGATGTCTAAAGGCGGCTCTACTGGCGGTAAGAAAATGACTGTTGCACAACTTCGTTCTGCTGCTAAAAAGCTAGGATACAAAGTATCTAAAGCCTAATGCCATATTTATATAGCAATGTTCCCTACTTTAAGGCATGGGTGCGGCGCGAGTATACTCATAACCATGAGGCATATCATGGTGAGTTTTTGCACGCAATGGTCGTTGGTGTAACGTCCATGCCTAACAGATGTCTGAGTTTCCAAGTTATGTTTACTGGAAGCGAAGCAGAAGGTGAAGAGGAAGATACGGTACATGGAGGTGCAATGTGGGCTAGAATGCCCATAACCGCTCTAGTTGCTGATATACCTTTAGAGGAATGGCCTGAACCAATGAACACATATGATGCTCAACCTTGGGATTGTTCATCACATAATCATGCTGTTTATGTGATAGACAGAGCTACGCCCTGCCCTTGGTTGGCTAAGATAGATAGTGAGTTTTTTCCTGCAAAATACTTATTTACAGTAGATTACTCCGAATCTGAGATAGCAGATGATCCAGCGCAACATAAACAAAGTCATGTTTTGCAACTGCTTGATGCTGGTGAATGGACAGGAAACATCGTTGCCTTGCCCAACAATCGTGTAAGGGTTACACATCCTGCCTGGTTTGAGACAGGCGAAGGTGCGCCGCATTTCAAGCCTTCTCAACATGTGCACTATTCAAAAAGTGATTTAGACTATACACTGGATGTGAATAGGATATTTGATAACCTTTACAATGAGGAAGAGTGATGGCTGTATCAGGTTCAACCGATTTTGAATTAGATGTATCTGATTACATTGAAGAGGCCTTCGAGCGCTGTGGTTTAGAGGTTAGAACAGGTTACGACCTTAAAACAGCCAAGCGCTCGATGAACCTTATGTTTGCAGAATGGGCAAATAGAGGTTTAAACCAGTGGACAATTGTTCAAAGAACTCAAACCGTTACATCAGGTACATTATCTTACGATTTAGGTGCTGATGTGATTGATGTTTTGTCTATGGCTTTGCGTCAAGGGACAGGAACTTCTCAAACCGATTTTACTATGAGTAGAATTAGTAGAGATGATTATTTGAGCATTCCTAATAAAAACACTCAATCTAGGCCAACTCAATTTTTTGTTGACAGACAAGTGACTCCAGCAATTAAAATTTGGCCCACTCCAAATAATTCTACAGATATCTTGGTTTTTGATGTGTTAACTCGTTTAGATGATGCTGACAAATCAACAAATACGGTTGATGTTCCTTTCCGCTTTTATCCGTGTTTAGCTGCTGGTCTTGCATATTATATATCAATGAAGCGTGCGCCAGACAGAATACAACTTTTAAAAGCTTCTTACGAAGAGGAGTTTGAGCGTGCGTTAGCAGAGGACAGGGATAGAGCGTCTTTTAATGTTACTCCAAACCTTAACTTTTACAGAGTGTCTTAATGGGTCGTTTTGCGGTTGGAAAATATGCTTATGGAATATCTGACCGTTCTGGCTTTAGATATCGCATAAAAGACATGCGAAAAGAGTGGAATGGTTCTTTTGTGGGGAACGATGAGTACGAATCTAAGCATCCTCAGCTAGACCCAAAAAGAAAACCTGCTGATGCTGAGGCTTTAAAAGATGCGAGGCCTGATCGCACAGAGCCTGAAGTTACCCGTCTATTGACTCCAAATTGTTTTAAATCCTCATCTTCAGGTTCTTCAGTTATCACGGTTACTGAGTTTTCTCATGGCAGAAGCACGGGGGATGCTGTGGTTTTTGCAAAAGTTAGTGTTTTTGATGGCTTTACGAAAACAACACTTGAGAAAGCTTCAGGGTATACTGTTACTGTTATTGACGAAAACACATATAGATTTACTGTTTCTGGAGAAACGGCAACAATAGGCAATGTTAGGGGTGGTGGAGAAAATGCAACCGCTGGCCCAGGCACAGCGACAGCAGTAACAGCATCGACCTTTGATGCAACAAATGTTACACTTGATTCAGCGACTAAAACTTTTGACGAGGGTTAAATGGCAAAACAAACAGTAGGAATTGGTTCTGCCGCAAATGATGGTACTGGTGATACTCTTCGCGCAGGTGCTGATAAGATAAACGATAACTTCAACGAAATTTACAATGCGTTAGGTAACGGCACTGCGCTGACAGATATCATTGACACAAATGGTGTTATTGACGTTAGTTCTGGTGCGAACAAGATTGTTTTTTACTACAATGCTCTTACTGATCTGCCGAGTGCCTCAACATATCATGGAGCAGTAGCCCACGTTCACGCAACCGGTGGTTTGTATTTTGCTCATGGTGGGGCTTGGATTAGATTAAACGATGAAACTACTGGTCCTGTTACCAAATACACGGCAGGCGTGAATGGATCTAGCGCCTTTACCTTTACTGGCCCTGGAGCAACTTCTGGAGACAACCCAAATTTTACTTTTTATAAAGGTCATACTTACCTTATAGACAATTCGTCTAATGTAGGAAGTCACCCTTTGCAGATTAGAACTTCCAACGGAGGGTCTGCATTTACAACAGGTGTTACAGAAAATTACAACTCTACTGCTGGACTAACGCAGTTTATTGTGCCACACGAACCAAGTGATACTTCACTAGTGTACCAGTGCACCAATCACAGCAGTATGGTTGGAAACATAACAATAGTATAGCGAGTAAGTAATATGTCATTCACATACGCAGAACTAAAACAAGCTAT